ATCGGCCTTCACCTTGTTGCGCAGATTCTTGGCCGCCGTGGTGCCGCAGATCATCACGTCGGGCGTGTAGCCCTTGTTGATCAGCAGGTCGGCCCAGGTCTGCACGTCGTTGAGCGGGTCGCCGCCTTCGGCGGACCACATGTCATCGGCGGCCAGCGTGATCTTGTGGGCGTCCGGGATCAGGTAGTCCACCTGGAACTCAATGTTGTCCTGCTCCACCGACAGAGTCCCGGTGAGGGCCTGGGCGCACATCCACTCGGTCCGCCGCGCGATCATGTTCTTCAGCTCGCGGTTCTCGATGGCGATCTTCTGCAGCATAGCGGTCTGGATGTCCTGCACGCCGCCGGCGTAGTAGCTCTGGCCGATACCGCGCTCGCCGATCAGCTTCTTGGCGTCCAGCGGGTGCTTGATCCGGATCCGGCCGGTCTTGACCACCCGGCTCTTGCGCGAGCTGCCGGTCACCACCACGCCGCCCTGCATGTCGGTGACAAACGGCGCCAGCCGCTTGCCGCCCACCAGCAGGTCTATCTCGACGGTGTCGGCCGGGTTGGGGGTACGGCGTTTGAAAATCAGGTCCTGCAGCATGGCCGGCGGCCGAACGATCTGCTCGACGGCTTGGGTCGTGGTCCGCCAGTCCAGTTGGGGCAGCGAAAGAGTCATGGTTTTACCCTCCTGTCATTTCAGTGAAAAAACGGTTGCACCGCTGCTGCACGACCTATCAGTGGGAGGTGGTCGTGCTGGTGGTGGAGTCGGTCGCCGTGGTGGTGGTCGTGGTGGTGGCCGCGGCCGCAGCCATCGGATCCACCTGTACGTGGATCCCCAGGGCCGCCAGGGCGGCGACGGCGGTGGCCTTGTCGGCGGCGCTGATGCCGTCGGGCCAAGTCAGGCCGTCGTCGAAGAACTCGCCGTGCACGTAGACCATGCACTTCTCTTCGGCCTCGCTGGCGTCCGTGTCGTCCACCAGGATGCCGGCGGCGTTCTGGCTGCCGTCGTTGCCGTCCGGGTCGAGAATCTCCCAGGCGCCGCCGACGGTCACCTTGCCCAGCACCGTGCCGCGGACCAGGTCGCCCTCGGACAGGACGCCCGGAACGGCAATGGGGTCATGGCCGGCCAGCAGCGGGGCGCCGCTGTAGGTCAGGCTTTCCACACCGAAATCTTGGCTCATGGTATCCTCCTGCGAATTGTTGTGTCGTCGTTATGGCCCATCGCCGCGCGATGGCGCGATCAGTAGGCCTGGTTGGCGAAGTCGGCCATTTTCTTGGCCACTGCGGCCGGGTCGTTGGCGGCCTGGTGCTGCTGCTCCGGCGTCACGCCCGGATGGTGGCTGGCGGTGATGCCGGCCAGGATCTGCCGGCGCGAGGCGGCGTCCTCCCCGGGCTCGTTGCCGCCCAGAGCGCCGGCCAGGGCAACGGCCTGCTCCACCGTGGCGCCGGACTCGATCACGGCCGCCACGCGGGCGCCGTTCTCCACGCCGATCACGGCGGACACGATGCCGGCGCAGCGCTCGCGCTCGGCGGTCACGGCGGTCTCGACGGCCTTGTCGCTATCGGCCTTGGCCGCCTGCTCGCCGTCGGCGCGGGCCGCGGCATAGACGTCCGGGTATTCCTGCTTGAGTTGGGCCAGATCCATGATAATTTCCTCCTGTTTGCGAATGTGATCGATGAATGCGGACAGGTCCGTGTCCAGGCGGTCGATCATGCCGATCTCCACCGCCTCCTCGGCCACGTAGATCCTGCCGTCCGCCATGGCCAGCACCTGCTCGGCGGTCAGGCCGCGGCCGCGGGCCACTGTGTCCACGAAGATGGTATAGTAGCGATCCAGGATGGCCTGGAAGTACTCGCGGGCCTCCTCGGACAGCGGCTCGCTGTCGTTGCCCAGCGCCTTGTACTTGCCGGCGGTCAAGTGCGTGATCTTGATGCCCAGGCGCTCGTCCATACCGGAGAAGTCGATATGCACCATGCGCACGCCGATGCTGCCCACCTCGGCGGTGCGCACCGCCGAAATCTCCTTCGCCTGGCTGGCGAACTTGATCGCCGCGCTGGTCATCTGGCCGTTGGCAAAGGCGTAGATCGGCTTTTTCGCGCCGGCAGCGTGCACGAAATCGGCCAGCTCCAGGACCCCGTCCACCGTGCCACCCGGGGAATCCACATCCAGCACGATGGCCCGCGCCGAAGCATCATCCAGGGCTGCCTGGATATCGGCGCGGATCCCCTCGTAGGAGGATTCGTTGAAGTACCAGCTCCAGTAGTCGGCCTCCTTGATCAGAGCGCCGCGCACCCGGATCACCGCCACCCCGTCACGCACGTCCGCGCGTGGCCGCCGCTCACGGGCCGCCGCCAGGATGCGGGCCATGGGGGATTCGATCTCGCCTGCGACGTCGAGGCTGGGGGTCTCCGCATCGGGCCCTGCGCCGCGGTGCTGGATGTCGTGCACCAGCGCGTCGAGCACCTTCTTGGTAACGGCCCAGGGTTGGCCGCTGAGTTTGTGCAGGGGGTCAATCTTCGGCATCGCTTGCCTCCACGCGCCGGCCGGGGCCTTCGTCCACGGGCTCCGGCGGGCTCGGTTCTTCCTCCTCGTTTTGCGGCGGAACGATGTCCAGGGAGCGCTCTGTATCGCGCTCCCGGCCGCGCTGATCCATCACATCCACCCAGTCCAGTCCGGTCAGCTCGGCGATGATTTCCGCCAGGGTCATCAGGTTGTGGTCCTTGGCCTTGATGTAGGACTTGATCTCCTTCTCCGGGTCCACGTGGCCGCGGCGCGGCGGCACCCACTGGGCGCGCGTGTAGGCGGCCCGGGCCGCGTAGAAGTCCGGGGCCCCCTTGGGCAGCGTCACCAGGCCGCGCAGCCAGGCTTCCTCGATCACCATCTCCCACACCGGCTGGCAGAAGCAGTCCACCAGCCAGCGCTGGTAGATGCGGAACACCTTCCATGCCTCCAGCAGGGCGGCGCGGGCCGACGAGTAGTTGGTCTTGGAGAAGTCCTTGGCCACCACCTCGTAGGGCATGCCCACCGCGGCGCCCACGGCGCGCAGGATGCGTTCCACGAAGGCCGGGAACGTGCCGCCGGGCCGCTCGCTCTTGAGGATGTGCGGCTTCTGGCCGCGGTCCCCGTAGAGCACCTGGCCGGGCGAGTAGCTGCCGTAGGTGAGCTTGGGGTTGTCGGCGTCCTGCTCGTCGTCCAGGGTGCCGCCCATCTCCCAGGGGTTGGCCTGCTCGATGAACACCGGAAAGCTGGCGGAAATGATGGCGCCCACCAGCTCGTAGTCGAGGTAGTCGGACAGGTCGCGGAAGAACTTCATCGCCGGCGTCAGCACGCTCATGCCGCGCACCTGCTCTTCGCTCTTGGCCAGGTAGACGTGAAAGGCGCCCGGCCGGTGCCCTGCCCGGGCCGACACCCGGGTAAAGGAGCCCGATGACAGGCCGGTACTGATCTGCCCGTTCTCCGGGTTGGCGATCCAGTAGGCCTCCGGGCGCCCGAGGCGGGACAGCTCCACCCCGTCGCGCAGGCGCGGTTGCTGCACCAGGTCGGACGGCGAGGCCAGGCGGATGGGGTCGACGCACTGCAGGGCCAGCGAGAATGTGCGGCCGGGGTCGGAAAGCATCACCGGCAGGCGGAAGAACTCCCCGCGCACCAGGAGCGAATAGACGGACAAAAGCTGGATGCCCCAGAAGGGCAGGATGCCGCGCGCGTCGGCCTCGCGGCACCAGAGGGTATAGTACCACTCGCACTGCTCGCCGAAATCGCGCGCCGCGTCCTCGCTGATGCCCAGCATGCGGTGATGCGGACGGCTCTGGGGCACGATGCCGGTGCCCACCGTGTTGACCGCCATGGAATCGATCACGCTGGCGGCGTGCGGGTCGTTGGCGAACAGGTCCTCGGCGCGGTCGGCGATGGTCTCCCGCTCGCGCCCCTCGGTCCAGGCGCTATTGCGCCCCACCAGCCAGTTGCTCAGGGTGCCCCGGTAGCGGCCGCCGGTGCGGGCCACGCCGTACTGGCGCACGGCATCGATGGCCATGCGGGCCTTGACGTTGGCCAGCGCTTTCGTGGGCGACACACGGGCAATCACTCTGTCCATCAGGGTGATGCGGGGGACGGGTAGGCCGGCGAGGTTTCCGGTCACGCGGGGCGCCGTCATCGTCTCGGCCTCCCAACGATGGTCCGCGGCCCGGTGCCGTGGGTGATGGACTGGCGCTCGGCGTTTAGCCAGGCGAGTGTTTCGCGCACCTGCGCCAGGTCGGCCCGCGTCAGCCGCTTGCCGTGCACCGCGTACTCCTGCCCGGTGGCGATGGCCTTGAGCGCGGCCTTGTACGCTGCCACCTGCTCGGTGATCTCCGCGAGGGTGAATCCGGATGTGGAAAGGGCTGTCATGCCCCGAACACTATCGCGTCATCCGGGGCCTGTACTTGACATCAAAGACATCATGGACGTTATGGACAGTTTTTTTGGGGGGTAGGGGCGGAAGATCTTCCGCCCCTTGGTGGCAGGCACGTGGGCCTGCCCTTACATACCGGCTCCATCATCAACGTCCAGCGCGCCGGCCCAGTCCGTCACCTCGGCCGCCAGCGAGCGCAGCCGGAGGATCTG